ATAGTATTGCTTAACCAACTCAAGGTCCTTAAGAGAATCCTTTTTTAACCAAGGGGAGAATCTTTTTTTAGATCTCAGACTATTTATATAAAAATCATATTGCATCTTACTGTCCAAATGGCAATTGACATTCATCTCATTTGCATACAGAACTGCATCCATATGTCCAGATAAACAGCGATTGATAACGTATGCAGGATATTTACTAATACATTCTGCATCATCATCCATCAAATTAACCTTGGTGTGATTAATACTATTCAACCAGTCTTTCAATTCCATTATCTAATAATCTCCAAATCAATACCAGGTTTCCATAGTTCCAACTCAGTTCTCAACTTCCCTTCAGAAATGAGTTTATCATATCTCTTTGATGCTTTTTTCTTCCACCATGTAATGACTTCATCAGTCTCATAACCAAATTTGGAGATGTAGTATCTCTTCTTCTCTGTAAGAGATTTAGCATGTGTGATGCAAGTCTTAAACTCATTGAGTTTATCTTGATCACAAAGAGAATTGGTAATGATAGAAATCATTTTGGTTTGAATCTTCAATTTCTTAGATGACTTGTCAGCAGAAATCAATCTCTCTCCATCGTTTCTCTCATTAAACCACCAAAAGAAATCACGAAATTCATCATCATGAAAGAGTGGTAAGAAATTACTTTCAGTATCTCCAATATGACGAATGAAAGGTTTCAATCCATCATACATTGATACTCCCTTGGTTGTTCCATACAAAGAAGTAGTTTCAAAATACTTTAGATCAGTTCCATACTTAAGGTCAAATTGCCTCTTCAGTTCATTCGAAGATGCCAGCAAGGCCAACAACTTACCACCAAGATAATTGTAACCAAATGGTTGTGTAGGAACGATATTAAATCCCATCACAAAATTCTTGTTGATGGTAGAGAGTGGAAGTACTTCACCAAAGTAATCATTCCTTGGTTTAGAATTGATTGTTGGAGATCCAAAGCGAACTACACCGACAACCCTTTTTGTGTTCTCTTCAGTGACAATCCATTTGATAGTTCTTCCTGGAATTGCTTCTTCTATTGCATTAGAAGCAGTCTTGTTCAATATCTCAGAATACAAACTTTGATTGTACTTACTCTTGGGTTTTGGTGAGGTATCTACTTGATGAATCTTGAATACCATTTCATTTGGGTGAATACTAAAATCACTAAAGATTTCATCCTCAGGTCCAAACAAAGAAGTAGATTCATTATTGAGTCTACTCTTTTTCACAAACCGCAAATAGTCATCGATTCTTGTAAATTGGGAATAGTAATCGATGAATTTATTTGCAGCATAAATTGCATCATCTGGGGTTAACTTCATAAATTAAATTTACTTAAACTGACACTCACACATAATCTCAGTCAATGCTGCCAGAAGATTAATCTCTTGGTCGGCAACAAATGCTGTCTGGTATTGATACTTAGCAATAATAAGTACAGCAGCGGGAACGGTAGAAGGAACTAATGCCTCATACATTGTATCATAGATCTTCCGAAGAATATGATTTGGATCATTATCCAAATTAGAAACGACCCACTTTCGAACCTCAGTGAAGTTCTTATCCGAAAGATGCTTAACAAGATCGTTCAGTTTGATATCAGAAACTTGAGATAAGATTCCACTATCAATAGTTCCACTGGAAGAATACCTCTGCAACTCATTCAAAGTCCTCCTCCAATCGGGGAAGTGCTTATGAATTACTTCTGCTACTACTCGCTGATCGTACTCAACACCCTCTTGAGCCAAGATTTCCCGTACTCGGTTAAAGAATTGGGCAGCGATGGATGGTTTCTCCTTCCCTGGGATAGAGAAATCGATACAGGCGCATCGAGAGTGGAGGGGTTCAATGATTTTGTTTTTGAAGTTTGCAGTGAAGATGAATCGACAGTTGCTATAAAACGTCTCAATATTAGCCCGTAGGAGGAGTTGAACGTCGTTGGTTGTGTTATCTGCCTCATCGATGATGATGACTTTGTGTTTACCAGTCGCTTGAAGTGATACGGTCGAAGCAAAGTTTTTTGCTTGGTTCCGTACCGTGTCCAGAAATCGTCCTTCGTCAGATCCGTTGATGACATAATAATCTACTCCTAGTTCATCGCATATTGCTTTCGCTACAGTGGTCTTCCCGATACCAGGAGGACCTGAAAGGAGAAGATTAGGAATCTCTCCTTTCTCTACAAATTCCTTAAGTGTAGTCTTAAGGTTCTGTGGAAGAATGCAATCGTCAACCTTACGAGGACGATACTTCTCAACCCAAAGAAAGTGTTCTTTCATAATAAATCCTCCACAAGTTAATTATCAGTTGTTCACATTAGGTTCAAGGGCAATCCAATATTTCAAATTGCCATTTCGTGCTTGGAAAAGAGCTACTTTACCCATGTGAATTGAAACTTTATAAGTTTCAGAGATCAATCGAAGGTTTTCCATCTTGAAGCAATAGCAGAAGTCACTATCAGTATCTCCTAGTTCGATAGAGTATACGTTTGAAGTATCATTCTTCTTATCAGTTACACAGATGTTCATCTTACCATCAGCACCATAAAGGCAAAGATCTTGAACACCATAAGTATTTGCTGCTTGCTGAAGTCGTTTCAGTTCTTCTGTACCGAGATTGAATTCAACATCTGTAGTGGTAAGATCAAGATCTTTATCTGGAGGACTCACAATCATATCTGGATCAGAGTAATAAATTTTACTCTTGGATTTTGTTGCTGAGTCGCTGATCATCAAGCACCTGGTATTGGAGAAATCTAGAATAGGATTTCCACAAAGATTCAAAGCACCAATAAAAACAGAAAGATCATAGATTGCTGCTTGCTCTGGAAACTCCTCGTCCACAACACAACGAGCCATGATATTTTTATTTACCGACAAAGTGGAAATAATATTCCCAGGTTGAAGTACAATTGACTTGTTGATAGACAGAAAGTTCTTAAGAACCTCAATCGTTTTTGGACTAACCGAAATACTCATACCGATTTAAACTCCTGAAGACCGTTGTTGGTTCGACTATAATGCTTGTCGAAGTGAAGTAGCAGCATAGCATAATGAATCACTTTAAGCAAATCACGTTTGTTGTGACCATCCTTATCCCCATATCGAGATCCATATTTGAGGATGTTTGCTTGACAGAAATCTGCTGCTAGACCTTTTGCTGCCATGAGATCAATAGTTTGAATATCACTATACTCATCATCGTGCCCGCAATAATGACTGCCATACGTACTCACTACATAATCTTCGATGTCTTTAAAGATTTTATCTTCATTGTACTTCCATTGCATAATTTAATTACCTCCAGAAAAAACGGGGGGATTGACTCCCCCCAGTATTATATCAGATTCAGAACTTAAAGCCAAGACCCGTGGTGAACACGGGGGAATAAGTTCCGTTAGTAGCACCATAACTGTTAGCAGCATTGGTGGTAGGGAACTTCAGATCAGCGAAACCAACCAAAGAGTTGGTCAGACGACCTTCAACACCCAGAGCAAGCACAACTTGACCACGATCACCCACAGCGGACTGATAGTTAACTTGTGCATCATTCACGAAAGGAACTTGATAACCAACACCAGTGTAGATGTTAGCACGACTCACACCAGAAGCGGCGCGAGAGATACTCCAATCGTAGGAGAGCAGAGCACCACCAGCAGTGCCAATGTTACCAGAGGGACCAGCAGCGGCATTCAGGTAGGGGCGGATAGACACAGCATTTTGGTTGCTGAAAGTCTTAGCAGCATAACGAGCTTGCAGAGTAGCACCAGAGATAGTGCGATCAGCAGTATAACCGTTACCAGCAACACCTTGCTTATTCAGCAGAACACCAGCACCGAGATAGTTACCCACGCCTTGTGCTTTCTGGGCAGCAGCGGTTTCAAGGGCACCCACACGGGCGTTGGTGGCACCGATCTCCTTAGCGAACTCAGCACGCAGAGCGGCAGCGAGAGCGGCGTCAGCGGCGGTCTGGAACTCGCTGATGCGGTCCAGACAAGCATTCGTCAGAGCGGCAAGTTCAGCACGGGTAGCGGGTTGGCCAGGTTGGAAGGTGCGGTTAGGATAACCAGCAACACAACCATAGCGTTCCACCAGATTAGTGATCGCTTGATAGGACCACTGAGTAGGTTGAACATCACTCAGTTGCTTCACACTGGTGACTTGTGCCATAGCAGGAGCAGCAGTGGCGGCAACTGCAGCGGCAGCAATAAAGGAACGAATCATCATAGTTTTGTTTTTCAATAAAGGACTTGTGTTAGATCTACCCAAGGGAGGATTAACCTCCCACAGTATATCAGAAAGGAGATGCTTCGTCAACCGTGATTTCGGGTTCGGTAGTTTCAGCATTCTCATCAACCTTGGAATAGAGTTCCAGGAAAGATTGTTTGGTGTCAGTGTCAAAACGATTAACACACACCTCAATCGCTTTTTTACGCTTGCCGAAGATCTTATATGCACTGGCAATATGAACCAGTCGGCGGGTGCTGATAATTTCATCAACACCACCATCATAGAAGGTCTTACGAATTACCTGTGCCCACTTCACAAGTTTCTCGGCAAACTCATCATCTTGACCCTCAAGTGCTTTCTGGAGGATCTTGATTTCAGTTTTTTCAGTGGGATATTCCTGCTCAAAGGTCACAGGGAAACGCTCAAGGAACGCTTCATTCAGAACGTTTGTGCCAATAAAACGGCCGTCATCGGAACCCTTACCTTTTGTGTTGGCAGTGGCAATAATGGTGAACCCAGGAGCAGGAACAATATACTCACCAGTCTTCTTCAGATAAAGACCTTTACCCTCAAGAATAGACTGGAGACACATGATCTTGTTAGAAGCAAGGTCAATTTCATCCAGAAGCAAAACCCCACCACGGCGAAGTGCTTCAATCACAGGACCGTTGTGCCATACAGTTTCACCGTTCATCAGACGGAAACCACCGATAAGATCATCCTCATCAGTTTCAATGGTGATGTTGACACGAATCAGTTCACGCTTCAGTTGAGCACATGCTTGCTCCACACCGAAAGTTTTACCGTTACCAGACAGACCAGTGATGAACACAGGATAGAACTGCTTAGACTGAATGACTTTCTTCAGATCAGAAAAATTCCCGAACGAGACAAAATCAGCATTCTTAGCAGGAATATAGGACATTTGTTCCCGAACGGGTTCAACAGCAGGGGCGGCAGAAGGAGCAGCAAAAGTATCTTCCAGTTGCTCAATCGTCAGTTTCCACTTTCCACGACCAACTTTATATTGCTCCAATTTCTTGGTAATGGTTTGGTAAGTCATGCCGACCTCAGTAGAATAATTACGGAGATCAGCAGCGGAAAGTTCAGTCCCGTAGCGAGAAGTAAGATCAGAGAGATTCATGTGTTTTGCCATAACGAGGTTGGACTGGAGGGGTGGGGTCCGTTGCTTACCTAGTAATTATAGGGCATTGGACCCCCAGGGTCAAGCGATTTGACGGATGAACTTGGATAAGATTAACTTATTGGTCATCTTACTTTTCATATGATCCTTAAATGCGTTGGAGATTGCACCAGAAGAAGAATTTGATTTCACTTCAATCTCTTTCACAGAATCATCATCGGCAGTTTGATCCCACCAAGGACGATTCCTTTTAGTAACAGACATCATGTAAAGTTCATCGAAACCACAGTTTTGAATTGCGACTGATTTGTTCTTGTCCCATTCCTTTTCAAGAGTAGGAAGTTTCTTCGAATCTCCAAAGTAATTCACAAATGATCGCATTTCAGATCGACTGCAAATACGGAATCCCACAATGTTGTAGTCAACAAACCCCTGAAGAAAACTAACAAACTCATTAGTGATGTTGCCACTAGCAAGATCCATCTTGCGAGAATAGCGAGTTTTAGGGTCCTGCAGGACATAAACTTTATTGGAATACATCGTTTCAATCCTATAATTGGATCGATATTCTGGATATGCTGCTTCACCATCGCTCAGGTAGATTACATTAACCTTCTGAACTTTTTCAATTTGCTTGAAGTGATCCACTACTTTAGGAGTAGAAAGAATGGTTTCGGCAAGAGGAGTTCCAGACAAAGCGAAACTATAACAATAATCACCTTGTCCGCGAAATGCTTCTGCTTGATGCCACAGATATTCCATCTGCTTATCGAGCATTTTAGCATTCATCTTAGAAGAAAGAAACTCCAGAAGTCGGAAGTTAGTATCTACGTGAATAGTATTAGGCTTAGATTTAATCGGATTGCCAGGTTTAATTGCAGTATTGGTATAGGAATCAGAGAAAGCATAGACACGGAAAGGAATGCTAACTTTCTTACAGAACCAAACAAGATCAAAAAGTTGCTTGATTGTTTGCTTCATCTCGTTTGCCATAGAACCAGACCAGTCAAGATAAAATACAAGACCGTGATTCTTACCATCGGGAATGGTAGTCACTTTCTTGAACAGATCTTCGCTCCACTTGTAGGTATGAAGTTTCTTAGTATCAAGAACCCCAGTATTGGAAGTGCTAGAACGTTGATACTGATCTGCTGCCTTCTTACATTCAAACTCCTTCACAAGATAGTTAACAGTTTTGATACTGTCTTTTTTATACTTGCGGTAAGCACTAAGAACATCCTCATAAATTTTAGGAGTCCTTTCCCTCTGAGCAGTAAAGTACTCAGCAAAGATAGAATAAGTCTCACTAAAAGTAATGATGGTCGTACTGAGATCAAAAACAGGAGAACTGATATAAGCATACTCCTTAGAAAATTCATCAACAAGATCCTTCAGTTTCTCTGCAAGTGCTTGTGCAGTTTCAGAAGTAAACTCATCAATGATAGGAGATTTACCTCCAATATCAGTGCTGGAAGTATCAGTCATTTCAACATCACCCCCAGATGCACTATCACCACTATCGTTAGTGGTAGAAGACTGCAGAGAATCAGATTGATTCCCAGGCATCGACATAGATTCACCATCATCAGATCCTTCACCCTGACCAGCAGAGGCAGAAGATTGCTGCTGCTCCATCTCATCTGGAGTTTGTTCTTTCTTCAGTTTAAGATATTCCACAATCTCTTCAGCAAGATTGATGATATCCTCAAAACTTTCAGTCTGAGAGGCTTTGTTGACAAAGACCATTTCCTCTCGAATAAAAGGAACAATAGTCCGATTACCGAACACACCAACCTTATAATGAATATTGATGCGATCGATCAAAGACATCTTAGAAATATCTTTGCCTTGGAGTTCAAAGAAGTTCTTCTCATCTAGTTCATTATAACCGCGATAGAAAGACTTAGACAAACCAGGATAACGGCGCTTCATTAGTTTCTCAACCCGAACATCCTCCAGAACGTTCAGGATGTCCTGAGGAAGAACCTTAGACTGCTCTCCATACTCCATAGGGGTATAGAGGGCGTGACCGACCTCATGACCCACCAGAAGGTCATATACGTCGCCTGAGACGTTCTTCCAGATGGGAAGGCAGAGGATACGTTTATCCACTTCAAAATAAGCAGTAGGAACCTTTCGGTGCTCCACCTGAAGATTCTCGGTTGCCAGCAGTTTGGCGAGAGTGCCCTTGACTTCCTGATTGACCGTCATGTTCCCCGTTGCGTATGAATACACTATAGGGCATCGGACCCCCAGGGTCAAGGGGTCAATCGATAAACTGTCCTTATGAATGGAGAATAGGAGACTCGAACTCCTGACAGCCTGCTTGCAAAGCAGGTGCTCTACCAACTGAGCTAATTCCCCAGTGACCCCCAGGTTTGTGCATCGTTGAGAGGCATAGGGGGTGTTATTGATGGATTAAGTGTGATATGCCTCAAGGACATTCAGGGACTTAACCTCTATCGGTTTATTTATATCTCTTCAACAATTTTGCTGAAGTCGGATATTTTATCGAACCGAATGTTCTTATGGAACTTATCCACAAGAATTTCACCTTTGTGAGATATGACGAACGTATTTGTAGAACTATCTAGGTTCTTAAGAATTTTGAGCAACTCCTCAGTTCCTGATGCATCTAAGGAACTGTCAAACACTTCATCTAGAATCAAAAGGTTAGTGGAAACACTACTCTTCATTCTAGCAATCTCCCTCCAGGTGAAGAGAAGAGCCAAATCGATCTTTTGTTTTTCCCCCTCCGAAAACGATGCGTATGAAAACTCATCACGGTAGCGAGACTTAATGATCTCATCGAACTCTTCATCAAGAGTAAAGTTAACATAGAAATCCATGCTTGTCAAGTACTTGTTGATCAGTTTATTGATCACGGGGATGTACTTCTTAATTACCCTTGCCTTAATGCCGCTATCCTTAAGCAAATTACCAATCACTTCATACTCAGTTTTCTGTATGGAAACTGAGGTACAACGTTGTTCAATCTGAGCGAACTCTTCTTGATAAACTTCTAACTTACCCTGCATCTTAGCGATGTCGGGAGAATCGGAAAGACGATTGATTTCTTCTGTTAGATGAACAATTGATTTCTCACTCATCCTGATAAGGTTGTTAAGATGCATAATCTTTGCACCATTAGACTTTTTAATATCTCTACGTTCTTGGAGAAGAGTGAACTCCCTATCAAGATCTTCGAGTTGCTCTTTCATCTTTGCAAGAGCATCGATATATTGTAAAGTTTTACCTTGAAGATCGGAAATTTTCCGATCTTTGAATGATTTCTCGATAGTCTGCGTACAAGTTGGGCAGGTGTCGTTGTCATGAAAGAAGTCAAGATTCTTTTCAGCATCTGATTTATTGTGACTAATTTTAAACTGCAACTCATGAAGTTTATTCAGTTGCCGTTGGATAGTATCCATCTCTGTTGTATTAGCATCAATATCAAGATTCTCTGCTTCCAGCATACTAATCTGCTTTTCCAGATCCAGAATCTCTTTTCTGACCTTAAAAATGTTCTCATTCTTTAGGGCAATTTCACCTTCATTCGATATTTGCGAATTGCGAATGTACTCTTCCTGCATCTTAACTTTCTCTTCTGCAGACTTGAGTTCATACCCACATTCCCTCTGCTGTTCCTGAACCTGACGCAAACGATCCTTAAGAAGGATGTTCATCGTAGAGAAGATCTGAATATCCAGAATATCTTCAATCACATCACGACGATGTGCAGGTGTCAGTTGCATGAATGGAACAAAGGTGGATGATCCAAGAATGACAACTTGAGTAAAACTCTTGAAGTTCATCTTCAGAACATTCTGCTCCAACCACTTCTGTTGATCGGAAGTTGCGGCGTCCTGATCTAATAGTTTACCATCTCTATAGATTTCAAACTTATTTGGCTTGATGGATCTAGAAACTTTCCACTCAATTTTACCAATAGTAAATTCAATCTCAACTACACAATCCTTTTCATTGATAGTATTAATCAGTTGAGGTTTATTGATTTTTCGGAATGGTTTATTGAACAAACCAAAGCAAATAGCATCCAATAGTGTACTCTTTCCAGCACCATTAGTTCCCTGTATTAGAGTAGAAGGACTGCCATTGAGTCTCAGTTCGGTGAAATTATTTCCAGTAGATAGAAAGTTCTTCCAACGAATAGAATTAAAAATAATCATGATGGTGGGATTACAATATCATCAGGTTCTATGAAGCAGTAATTATATCCATAAACGGAGCAACTTTGAGTTATTGCTTCTCCATCAACTTCAGTTACTTCCAAAGTTTCATCGAAGTCATCTGCTTCTAAAAGTCCATGGTATCTAACTGCATCATCCTCATTCTCAAAAATTTGAACAGTTCTAAGACCGTCCTTATTTCGAACGGCATAGATACCACCATGTTTTTTTGAGACTAGGATGTACATTAGACCTCACAAGCTTCTAGGTAAAGAGTTTTGATTGTATTCTTAATAGATTCCTTATTCGTATTATACTCAACCTCATCTATATATTTTTCGAGTAAGGTTAGAGTATCTTCGGTTTCTACATCTTCATCAATACCTTCAAACTCCAGTGACAAATCTTCGATAATTTTTAGATCTGCTACACCAGCATCATACAGCATTTTGATGAGTCTGTCAAACTTAAGTTGATCTTGCTTTTCCTGAACGATCACCTTGACATACTTACCAGATACAGAACTTACATCAATGTATTCTGTCTTATCTTCATACACAATTTTCTCAAACATCGTGTATGGATTTCGGTAAAACTTTGCCTCTAAAGTTTCAGTATCGAATACGTGAAATCCTCTACGAGATTGATAGTCATTCCAATACAGTTCGTATGGATTACCGAGGTAGTAAACGTTGCCTTTATTGGACTTGGAATGATAGTGACCAGAGAATACCTTATCAAATTTACTGAAAGGATTCATATCAATACCATGTTCCATCACATGTCCAGGGTGAGCCTCAAAACCGTTAAACTCAAGATGGCCCATGCAGATAGGTGACACAGATTTTTCCAAAAGTTCATAAGTTCTGGATCTTGTTTCATCACATATCCAAGGGATCCCAAGTACAGACAGATCACCAAGAAGGAATTCAGTAGGGCCATCAATAATCTGAATGTTGCTGTACTCTCCCAAGAGGAGAGATGGGGCATTAACTCGGAGAGTGTTTTTATAGTAGATGTCATGGTTTCCTACCAACATGGTCATTTGTACTCCCATGTCAGCAAGAGGTTGAAACCACATTTGTTTTGCTGCTTCTAGGGAATTGAAGTTGATTGATTTGCGACGATCAAATGTATCCCCAAGACACATCACATGTTTAATTTTCGATTTTCGAATAAAGGGAATGAGAACATCATTATAAAATTTCTTATAATATTCCACGTACACTGAGGAGTCATTGCGAACACCAAAGTGTTGATCAGTAATTAAAAGAACTTGCATATTCAATACCGAGAACTATACTCAATTTTAGATTTGATTTGATTGTACTGGTTATCAGAATCCGATCCATCCGAAGTAAATACTTCTTCATATCCAGATCGTTCAATTAACTTCTCTTTAATTTCCATCTGACGTTTTTCTTTTGCAATTCTTCGGAGAAAAGCATAGTACACAATTTGTGTGAAATAAGCAAATGGATTGCTTGACTTTTCAGGATCAAAATTATCTACGTATTGAATACAATTTTCAATACCATCACAAATCATATCATCCTTATACATGTAGTTAATGAAATTAGGACGATATGATAGGTGAGTTGCGATCTTCAAAAAACATTCGCCAATATAATTATTGACTCTTGGTTTAGGAAGTCCAGATTCCTTAGCTTTAACAACACTTTGTTTGTAGTTGATAAGAGCACGTAGAAACTCTTTATTGTCTAAGTAGTGTTGTTTTTTCTTTTCGGTCATGTGACATCTTTAGTTTCTAACAGTATATCCTATATGAAGAGTCTTGTCAAGAGGGGGGGTACTTGACAAGACTCGAAAATCCCTATATAATAACTCTGTCCAGGGTTCAAAGGTTACTTTAGCTCTGTTTAAATATCTTTTCTAGCTTCTTTCTCATCTCATCAACATTACCTTTTAATCCCATTTCGGGATCTAATTTAACTTCTTTTTCCTTTACTTCATCCTCAAGTGATTTACCTGAGGATGATTTTTTTATGAATATCTCATACATGTGAATCATCTCTGTAGATAATCCAGCAATTGTAACTATATCCTTTTCATTAAGTACAAAGAAGTCTTCATCAGAGAATTGTAACCACTTATTCATGGAAACTCCCTTTATCGTATTCTCACCAGAATGACGAGTGACTACTTCAATTTCAACTGGATCTGAAATGTAAACTTGTGTACTTTCATCTTCTTCCGTAGCAAATCCTTTCCCAATGATCTGCTCACCAGAAACCAATTTAACTATAAAGTAATATTCTTCGTCATGTCGGATGTAATTAATCATAAGAATCTTTTAGTTTGATATCTACGATCTCATAGTCAAATTTTTCTTCTGTGTAAATTTTTACTCTTTCTACAAGATGATTTAGGGTGAAGTTTTTGGTATTGTTATTTGAAATATCATCAGCAATATCATAGAGTACTGCTTGATTTTTATTGTCTCCTTTCCTCAGTACACGACCAATTGATTGAAGGTTCCTAACACGAGATTTAGAAGGTGATGCAAAGATAACGTTATGAAGATTGCGAATATTAATCCCAGTAGAGAAAGTTCCATAACTAGCAATAATAATTGCGTTGGATTCTTTTTCGCAAATTTGTCTGGCTGCTTCCCTCTCTTCAGTATCCACACCTCCGTGAATGAAGAATATCTTTCGTGTACCTGCTACCTTACTATTTATGAGGTCGTAAAGTACCTCCCCATGCTTCTCGACATAAGAGAAGAGTACTAGCGTATTTCCGTCAAGATCTCGACATAAGTTACGAATTAATTTATTCCTACCAGAGTGGGAGATGATGTAATCCATCTCTTCCTGATATGAATTAAACTTAGTGAACTTGTGTTTCAGGAGAAGAATTTTAATCTTCAGTTTGGTTAAGTGACCTTCCTTCATCAAGTCATTGGTTTTAGTAACTTGATTGCACTTACCAAATACACCCTCCAGAACCAGTTTATTTGTAGCACTTCCATCTAGAGTACCAGTGAATCCAATTCGATATTTGCACTCATGTAACTTGGTTAGTATTCCAGTTAGAGACTTTGCTTTTGCTAAGTGTGCTTCGTCAACAATCACAGCATCGAATCGATCGAACCACTTTCTATGTTCTTTGTAGATTGATTGCCAGGTTGTAATTACAACTGGAGCATCGATGTCATACTTCTCTCTACCAGAATAAATCTTATGACAGTAAGCATCTGCTTTCCAACCATAATCTTCAAAGTCTTTATACATCTGTTCTACCAGTGATGTAGTAGGAACAACTAGCAGAACATTCCTATCTGCATTTACATGATAGCGGATAATAGAATAAATCATGAGAGATTTACCTGATGCCGTTGGTGATAACAGCAGGCGTCTATTATATTTCAGTGCCTCATAGATCGCACGATACTGATAGTCACGTACTTTATGAGGTAGATTGAGTGACTTAACAAATTGAACCACACCCTCAGGAGATATTAATTCATTTACTTCCTGAGGATGTCCGAAGAACTTACACTCCTTAAAGTCATAAGTGTAGCCACGCTCATAGCACCATTCAGTCAAGTAATCCAGGAGACCAACATAAATCTCACCAGTTCCAGGAGAATACAAACGAATCTTGCCATCCCACATACGGTTTTTGTACTGGGGCATAAATTTTGCGTTTGGTACTTCGAATGTGAAATACTCTGATAGTTCAACGTTAATATGTGGTTCTGCTTCAATCTTTAGATAAACTTCGTTCTTCTTGCGAATTACAAGATCTGTCATTCTATACTCCTGATTTAAATCTCTCCCACTCGATTGCGTTCTTGATTTGGTAGGATCGATTACTGACCATTTTCAAAATGCTATCAAGGTAGGTGAGTATCTGTTCTATGTAGTCCAGTTTATACTGTGCCTTCTGAATATCTTCATCGGCGTCTAAAAACATTTCAACCTCATCCTTAGTTGTAAGTTTGAGGTCGAATGGAATTTCTTTGTAGATTTCTTTGGGTGCCTTTCCCTTATAATACTTCCACTTATCTCGAATTAATGTTTTCAATTTGTACTCACTTTCCTTACGCATGAGTGCAAACGTATTGTATAATTCAAAATACTTTTGGTGAAGTTGTGGAACTCTCAGTGATTCTTCACAGAGAAGATCAGAATCCATTTCGGAATCTTTCTTCCACATAGTCTGAATTTGCTCTAAGTTCATAATGTATCTTCAACTTTGTCTATTATATCACGATCCTTCAGGATCCCAAAAACTCTTTGTCTTTCTATTTGTCGTACTAGGAACCCTAATCTCATAGTAAGTGTATCGGAACGTAACGTTCGCTGATAAGTAATTGTTATCACCGATAGTAGCATCAAAATCTAATGTTGATAATGATACTGGGAACATATCAGTAAATACTACATCAAAGTTTGATGTTAAATTATTTGTCAATACTTGAAGAGTTCCATCACTAAAAATATTTTTATCTACGTTATTGGAAGTTCTTCTTATGATGGCATCTTCAAATTGTGTTCTCTCCTGGTAAGAATATGGGACACCTAACGCTCTCATCCAGTTATGGATTTCCAGATAATTATCCAGATCTTCATCCACCAAGAATTGAAAACTTAATGAACTATATTTAAAATTGCCCTCAATTGGGTACTTCAGAAATGGTGTTGGAATTTCAATTTCACCAACACTAATTTCAGGAATACTCGCTGTTTGGCACAGGTATGATGTTTTAGGTGATTTTTCAATAATAAATTTGAATCCTATAGGAGACAAATAATTATTATTTTTTATTTGCTGTCTATACCATTCAGCAGCCATGTCAACTTCCCAAGCTAATAACTATTTATTCCCAATAAAAAAGGGATCCCGAAGGATCCCTTGAACTCAATGTGAATGAATCACATTAGGTTCTTAACAAGCACACGTCTGTAGTAAACGTTTGCGTTAGCGGTGAGAGCACCTGAACCTTGGGTTAGACCCTCTGCGAATGGGTTAGCAACCATTCCGTAACGAGTCTTAAAGCCGATCTTAGGTTGGAAAGTGTCCTGACCAACTGCACGTACCATCTGGAGAGGTACATATGGGCAATAGAAGAGACCAGCATCATAAGGTGAGGTTCCCTTATAACCCATTACGTAGAAGTGGTTATCCGAAACGTTTGCCGAATAAGGATCAACATAAACCTTGATACGACCGTTTAGAGTACCAACTAGGGTGCTTGAAGTGTCATCAACACCAGCAAGACCATTGTTACCAGCGATACCAGGGGTGTAATCAAGAACACCAGCCATGCCGAGAGCACTTGCAACGTCTGCAGAGCAGATGATGAAGTTACCCTTGCCACGACGAGTTTGCTGACCGATTGCGTTTGCATCACGCTCGATCTGGAATAGAAGACCCTTGAACTTCTCAACTGACCAACGACCGTTTGAATCAACGTCTAGGTCGAAGATACCAGCATTAGCGGTATTGTTCTGAGCACCAGGCTTAGCAATACGATAAAGGGTACGAACAACTTCACGGTTGATTTCAGCAAGAACCTCGGTTGAGAGGATGTTTGCTAGTTCGGTCTCAGCATCAAGACCATGGACAGCCTTGAGGTCTTGTGCTAGTTCTAGCGAGTACTCAGCCTTGAGAGCGCGTGACTTTGCAGTAACGGTAACTTTCTCGATCGAGAATCCCATTTCGTTGAAATGGTTGCCAGCACCGTCGCCAAGTGCTTCAGACTGAGCGGTGGTCATACCTTGACCGCCTTGGGTGTAGGTTCCGCTGTCATTTAGAAGACCAGGGTTGGAACCAGTCTGAGTGTTTGATGCGAGGGTGTTGCCGCTGTTCTCCGATGAATGCTCTGAGTTTACTTCGTTGAAGAAGGTTTCAGTAGCGCCACCAGCGATGTTACGGTTGGTGCCATAGGTCGAACGCATTGCGAAGATTAGACCCGTAGGACCTGTCATTGGTTGAACACCGCAGATGTCATAAGCCATTAGCTTAGGCATCGAACGACGAATCAACGAAATTAGAACGGGGTCGAAACCTGCGACTGGACCTGTTGCAGTTGAAGAACCAGAGAAACCAGTACCACCAAGAGAGTTGGTAGGTGCAGCTTCAGTTAGCATACGCTCTTGGCGTAGGAATGATTCTTGGTTTTCTAGCAGTACTGAGGTGACAGCCTTCTTGTAGGAATCCTGAATAGGATCAGCATCTTTGTGCTCAAGAATGGGTGCCCACTTTTCCTGCAATTGCTCTGACATGAACATTTGCTTTTCTCCTTGAAAAAAATGAGTGTTTGTGTTAACTTAATAACAAATGCTTAATTATTTATAATCAAGCCTGTTTTGAGGACCAGCGGGAAATTGCTGCTGCATAAGCAGACATAGCATCTCCAACGACAGGTTGTTCTACGGGGGCATCTTCTACAACTGGCGCAGCAGTTCTGGAGAAGTATGACTCCTTGAGGGTTTCGATCTTCTCACGAAAATCTTCCTCATTGACGAACTCAACACCTTCAGATAGACTCGAAAGTTTATCTTTTTGTGTTTCAGCAAGTCCAACAGAAACTTCGCTCACAATCCCATTCTTAATAAAACCACCAAGTTTCTTATGCATCTCAACGTTAAGATCGATTTGCTCATTGAGCTTTTCTTCCATAACGTCGAGTTGTTCGGTCATCTCAGCAACGACATCGAACTGCTCTTCGGGAACATCAAGATGATTTTCCGTGAAGAGATTCTTGAGTCCGTGCATTAGATTCTCAGCAACCTCAACTTTAATACCGTTGTCGATTGCGAGTCTGTTCTCATCTAACCACTTTTCAGCAGCGAAGGTTAGATAAGAATCAATTTGCTCGGACATTTCTGTTTTGAACTCAGAAACTGCTTCTTCGAATGCTTGCTCATATGCTTCGTTCATTTGAGCAACTTCTTCATTTAGTTTAGCAGTAACTGCCGCTTCGAAGATTAGTTTCGCTTTGTCTCTGAATTCTTCTGTAAGGTCTGAACCAGATACAAGAGCGTCAAGATCCTCGTCGAATGCATATCCAAAAGTTTCTTCGGTTTCTTCTTCGATGGTTTCTCCATCAGTTTCAGTCTCCTCGAAAGTTGGACTCTTCTTGAGTGAATCTTGCTTATCTCCTGATGCTGCGGAAGGCTTAGTACCAGGTGCAGTTGCACCCTTCATCTTAGCAGCAACCTTTTTACCGATTGACTCGGTATCATCGGGTTTGCCTGATGTTGGAGTAGGACCACCGATCTCTTCAGATTCGTCCTTAAGTTGGGACTTCTCTGCAGGTGCGGCGCCCTTGGTGACTACGTTAGAAGCCTCCTCGATCTCCATTGTTTCAATCTCTTTTGACATTTGAATTGTCTCCTGTCTAGTTTATTGGGGAATTTCTTGTAATTATTTATATATTAGATATTTTATAAACCTTTTAGGAATGAAGCAAACGCTTTGAGTTTGCGTTCCTGGAGGTCAAAACGAGTCGCCTCGTCAATGGTTTTCTTGAGATAATTGATTTCAACTTCTCTCAACATACCACTTTCCCAAACCCACTCTTTACCTTCCATGATTCCCTCAACAAAAGCATCAGGAGCAGAAGGGTCAGCCACGATATCCGCAGCAGTGGCGAGCATAAAGTCTTCGCCAACATAATTGACACCATCTTTTACTGTTAGAGATCCTAGACCTCTAGAAGAAACACCGAGTTTTACTCCCTCATCAAGTAAGTTTTTAGCAATTTTACCCATTGGAGTTTCCAATAGTTTTGCCTTACCGATGAAATTGTTTCCTTCTCTCTTTAGGGAAAGAATTTTATGTGAAACACGATCAAGGTTGATGGTAGGACCATCGGGATGACCAAGTTCACCAAGAGCTCTGCCAGCATCAACAAAGCTCTCATTATATTTAGCAACTTCGCGGTCGAGGATATTTACGGGATAATTTCTACCATTTCTGTTGGTAATATCACCCTGAAGAAAAATACCCTCAATGTAATGAGTTTTCCTACCGTCTTTCTCTTCGGTAAGTACTTGAATCTCTTCGATATTTTCCGTAATTAGTTTCATCATTCGTCGTCCTCTGATACTGCCTGATTGAATAGTGTTTGACCTAACTCAACTTTTCTCTGCTGAATCATTTCGTATGCTCTTTGTTGGATAGCATCATTAACAAGTTCCATAGTAGCAACATTATTCTTGGCAAAAATGCTGTCAAAGATTTCGTTTGCAGACATGATTATAATCTCCTTTTACTCTATTATTTAGAATTCCGCTTTTTTCAAGTCCCTAGGATCGGGTTCTACACCGCCTTCTCCGACTTGTGGGCCACCTTCCTGTGGTGGTTGTGCTCCTCCAGCAGCACCCGCTTCAGGAGGCATTGCGCCACCATCCATAGGCATTCCAGTTGCAGGATCGACCATTGCATTGGGATCCATGATCTTACCGTCTGCCATTTCTTTTTCAATTTGCTTATCAATCTCTTTAAATTCGCGTTCAGTTTGTTGAAGAACATTGCGACGAATTTGTTCGATTGAGAAATACTTACCGACATATGGATCCATTGCTGAAACGAGATTGAGTCTCTCGTTCATCATCTCCATATTCTTTAATTCATTGAAGTAATTATCCGCAATGAAATCATATTGAATGTGATTCTTAATTGATTCCCAATCTTCAAGAGTAATAATACCCTTTAGGATCAACTGAGTTTTTAAAATATCTGCAAATAATTCCGAGAACTGTTTGCGAAGACGATTGATGAACTTCTGGAACTTGAGTTCGTCTCTCGTAATTTCAGTCGAACGACCAATGTTAAATGTGGTTTCTGTTTCTAATCTTGAGTTGGGAACGTTAAGTGACTTGTACAGTTTCTTCTGGAAGTACTTAACATCTTCGAGTTCTCCAAGATTCTGACCGCCAGGAAGAGTTGTGATCTCTGTACCACGCCCACCTTCTCTACGAGGCAACCAGAAGTCCTCAAGCATACTCATGAACTTACGGTCATCTTTAATCTCGCCAGTGTTAGCGTCATACACTAACTTGTTTCTGTAACGAGACATGACCTCACGGAGGTATTGTTCTGCTTTGATCTTTGGTAGATTACCAACATCGATGTAGAAAATTCTACGCTCAGGAGCACGCGATAGGCGGTAAATAACCAGAGAGTCTTCAATCATGCGGAGTTGGTTCACCGCTTTGATTGCTTTGTGTAGATGCGAAAGCACCATGTTTTTGTTCATATCAAAGATTCCAGAATGTACAAATGTGATTGCATCTGGAGCGACTTTAATACCTTGAGTATCTCCTGCCTTTAATCCTTTTCCGTTATAGATGAAATAATCAACGGTCTTTTGAGTGAATGCTTGACTTGGATCACTTGGATTCACTCTAGAAGGTGTAGTTTCAATCTCAAGAACTTTACGAATCTTTCTTGGGTCAATATATCTAAGTTCAATAATACCACCAGAAGGATTTTTGGGATCAATCATTTTATGGTAAAATAGTCTTCCGTCAATATACCAACGACGGAAAATATCATATGATTTATTTTCAAAATCCAGTAAAGTTAGAACGTAATCGAATTCTTCTCTAATAAGTTTTTTAACTTTATCGCTTACACTCTTTAAATTTGATAGGTCTATTTCAATTGGAACATCATTAAAATTACCGCAGATTGCTTCGTTAACAACATCGTCAACTGCAGCATCGCATTCTGGTTGCAGCACCATATCACGGTATCGAGTGATCAATTCCCACTCGTTCTTTACCGTTCCATCGATGTCAACATAATGACCATAATAACCGCCTGCGGCAATAGGAGTAGCGCCATCGCTATTATCTTTCTGCACAAAAGAAGGCCCTTTCGGAACCTTCTTTGCTCTCTCTATGGAGTATCCAAATAATTGTGACATTCTAAAAACCTACAGTAGCAAATATTCCTTTGCTACTATTTATCAACTTTATTCTAGTTCAATTAGAGATGCTGCGCCACCCGCTGCAGTACCACCAGAAGCACCACTGCTAATGGGGATTGGTCTCCAGTACTGAACCTGAAGTTCAACGGTGTACTCTTCAATTGCATCATTCGAACTGTAGTCGAGATCAATTGCGGAGATGTTTGAAGGCCATACGTCAACGAAGTCGTAGGATCTTACTGCATTACCTCTTCTATCTAACTGAGAAACTCTCATTGGAGCCATATACTTGAGGTACTGGGGATCTCCAGAAGGAAGTTGACCGTAATCGAAGTCGGTTGCATTCTCATCATATAGTTGAATTGCTTCCATCCATCTTTCGAAATATGATCTTAGAACGAACGAAGTATCGTTGTGGACAGTGATGGTCCAAGGTTCAAATGTACGATCTCCAGCGATCTTAAGCATTCTTCCACGGAAAGGAACTTCAATAACTCCAACAGTTGATGCTGGGATTTGTGCTGCCTTAATTGTGAATGCGCCTAAAATTCTTGCTGAGTCTGCAGATGAAGGTGTTGAACTAGCAGTTGAAGAAGCAGCAAGTGCTCCTACAGTTGTTCCTGCAACTACATTCTGTCCAGTATCTCTTGAACCAGAAGCGATTAGTTGAACCAGTGCAGGTGGCCAATCAATGTCCACCTGGAATAGATTTGGTCTTGCATAATCAAGTTGTGAGTTCGCTTTGAATGTACTAATTCTAGCGCGATTGTTAGTTGACATGGTTGTTATCCTCCGTTATTTGTTGGTCCTTTAATAGAATTAAGAAGCGATTTCTTCAAAAGCAACCCCAGTTCTTGTTGCAATAAAGGAGATCGAAATGTAGTTAATTGTTCTGGTTGGCTTCAGGTAAACTTCAGCATAGAACTCACCTCTATCGATTGCATCAGGAGGATTGTTTGAGGCATCACACTTCACTAGGAAGTCACTTACTCCTCTTCTACCTTGGATATTTCTTAGGTATGGTTCAACTGCATTAATAAAGGAGGATCTTGCAGTATCATCATTCTGCTGGAACAGTACATTTTGTGCTGCTCTTGAAACAGTCTTCTCAACAACCAAGAAGAGACGACGGACGTTGATTCTATCGAATGCAGATTGATAACCTAGCGCAGTCTTGTCACCGAATAGTACGATACCTTGACCTGGGAAAGAAACAATAGGATTGATTCTTTCTACATATAGTTGGTCTCTTTGAGCCTTATTTGGAGAGTATGCAAGACGAATTGCATTTCTCAATACACCTCTTTGGAATCCAGCAGGAGAATACCAAGGATCTTGATTGATTTGAGTAGTTAGACATAGACCAGCCATGTCAGCATTGCAGGGGATATAACGGAATGTATCGTTATATCTATCGTAGATATACTTGTAACCGCTATCGAATGCAGCGTATGAAGTGCTTGGAAGCTTCGAGAACCAGTTTACTAGGTTGGTTGTTACAACACTGGTATCGGTAATTCCAATAACCTGATCGCGGATTGGCGAGAAGAACGCCATGCAATCCTTTCTTGTTTCTAGGATGTTGTTAATCGTTGAAACTCTTGCTAGTGCTTCGGTTTCAGTTGCTCCCATTCCGCCAGGAATGATGAAATCTAGAACCTCAGTTTCAGGATCAGATAGAAGACTATATGCTTCAGAGTAGTTACCTGAAGAAGGATTGTATGCAGAAACACCAGCAGTTCCAGCAGATGCTCCTAGTTCATACTGTTGGGTTGCTCCTAGAGTAGAACCAACGAATACTTCACCATTTACTGCGGAAGTTACTTCCGTACCCTGAACTAGGTTGAATGCAGTATTTGCTGCAGTCTGTCCCCAATCACCATCGGCTTCAACAGCACCTACTGAGAATACTTCGTTAGAATTGTATGCACCAGCATATAGATATGCTGACTTATTCTTGAGAGCAGTCTTGTAGTAGTTATTTTCGCCATTTGTGGTCTTAGCATCAGATGCCTTTGAGAGACCAACAAACTTCTCTAGAATTGTATTTGGAGTTCCAGTTACGGTTCCCTTCGAATCTACAACTACAACGTGAAGTTCATCTCTAAATCCATTCTTCGAAGCAGCAAAAGGTGAAGTTCCAGGACGGGTTCCGATTGAAGTCCATCTTAGACCAGGGAATACTTCTCTTACTTGATATTCCTTTTGAGCAGAATTGATATTTACTGAACCTGAGTTGTCATCGGAGACATCATTGCCAGCAGCAAAATCGATGGAACCTTGATTGAGAACTGTTAGTAGTTCTCTTCTAACACCATTGGTCGATACAACACCAGAAGCACCTGATGAAGTCTGAGTTACTGTATCTGCTGCAGCAACAATACCAGCATAATCTGTTGCTAGTTCGATCTCAAGTACTCTTGTTGATGCATCATATGCCAATACGGTAGCATCATCGCCTCCTACACTAGCAGCACCAGGAACAAACTTACCTACAACTCCAGCATTTAGAGTTAGTTTTAGTGAATACTTATAAACCTTACCTGCGGCACCAGTAGATGCTGCAAGATCAGCACCTGCAACAAACTGCCACTCGTTACCTGAAGCGGGAGCGTCTAAGGTTAGTACTTGATCAGGACCAGCATCGGTTACATATACCTTGATGCCATTTGCATACTCACCAGCAGTCTTAGCAGCAAAGTA